CATTGAAGGCGCGGGTGCTGCGACTGGCATCGTAAATGGACTGTTAGGACTCGCACTGTTTGACATCTCAGCGGGTTTGTAGCTTAGTTGTTGCGGTGCAATACCTCCACCGCCCGTAAATGGATTGCCTGCCGTACCTCCACCCATTAGCCCCATGCCTAAGTTTTGCATTTGGTCAAAACCTTGCTTAGACGCTCCTAATTGGTTCCACTGGTTATTCATGCCAGTAACCATTTTGTCGTTCAAGCCTGATTGATTTTGAGCATACCAAGCCGAAGCGTTAGGCATGATGCCTCCAGCGCCGTAAATAGCCTGCTCCATGCGTGGGTCGATTTTGTGCTGAGTAGACGAACCATGAGAGCTTGAACTGTTGGTTGTTTGCGAAGTTGGTGCGGTTTTACCAACGGTCTTTTCTTCGCTACCCATCAAGCCGCCTAATATCGACATACCTGCGGGTATTAAATAAGATAATGGCATATTAATTTACTCCTTGTCAACGTGAATACATAGCCAGCATGAATCTTCTAATGCTGTTATGTGATGCTCTGTATTTGCTTTTATAACAATACAATCACCGGCGTCGTATACCTTTGAACCCTCAGAAGTTTCAACTCTAACAGAGCCGTAACCTAGGACACTTAGGTGTGAGTACGAATGAATATGTTTACCGATTTTATCACCTTTTGATAAGATGAATCGTTTGGCAAATAAATCGTCAGCTTGAAAAAATGTCACATCTAAATGTTTATCAATATCATGTTCGTCTGTAATCATAATTTAACCCATACTCCATTTTCACGACCATAAAACCCCTCACTTGCTCCCAATACACCAGCCATTGCATACCGTAACATTCCGTCTCTAGGCTTGGCGGGAGCTACTGTTATCGGCTCTAAAAACCCCTCGGCTAAGTCATTCATTGCATTTTGAATAGACTGCAATTCAGCATCTAAGAAAACAGATATATCCTCGGTTTTTGCAGGAGGATAACCTTTAACATATCGATTAAATGCACCGCTTGTACTTCTCACCAGTTACCCGCTTTCTGTACGTCAATATCATATGAATCTAATCGCCAATTGGTAGATGTTCCACTAGTAAACTTGATAGCCATGTATCTACCTGTACACATGGAATCAACTGATACCGTAGTACCAATAGTAAACAGAACGGGCGCGTTGTATGTTGGTTCGTCATAAGGCGTGTTACCGTACCCAATAGACACGTATAAGTTACCATTACCGTAAATCCGTGGGCGAATGCCTCGAATGAGCTTTAACGATTCAGCTTCGTCAAACGACAATCCTTTACGCTCCAAGAATGATGTTATCGTCGTACCCGCAAAGGTTAAGGCAGCGTCTAGTAAATATAGTTTAGTTGCATCGCTCGCCATAACGGATAGTGAACGGTTCAAACTTGCACTTGAGGCGTCCCAAGGTGCAGCTTGAGAGTTCCACGAACCTGCCGCTGTGTTCCACGTTCTAGCACTTGAATCGTCAACAGGCCCCGATGCCGCATGATTTAACATGGGTAAATCACGGAATGAGATTGTTTTATCAATAAAATTCCAAACTAATGCACGGTTGCAAGTGGTACTACCTAGAGCCGGGTAACATGCAAATACTTCGTTGTAAGCATAGTCCACAAACACAAAGCATTGGTCGGCACGGCTTGCGTCAATCTGTGCGAATAAATCTCTGCGGGTTTGCTTATCGAGTACGGATTGCGACGATTGACCGTCATGGACAATGCAATCAGTATTAGAGAATACAAAATGTTGACCATTAACTTCGACGGCACAGTTACGCGCCATCATGCCCTGATTGCTAATAATTTTTTGGAACTTGTAAACTAACACGCCGCCCGTGTAGTCCATGCGCCAGATTGACGATTGTTTGTAAATAATGAACGAATCACGCAATGGTAGACCGTCTACCACCACGTCAAAGCCTTCGCTTAAATCAAACTCGCCAGCGTCTTTGGTAGCGTCTGCAATGTCCCATGTTGAAGGAACTGTACCCGCTTGAGCTGGGTGCGACCACTTGACCATGTAGGGGTAATTAGTTGAACCTTTGGTAATATTTAAAGCAATGAGACTGTTTTTATAAGTCCTCATTGATTTGCAAAAGTTAGTTGCCGGCCAATTTGTCAACGCTGTACATTTACCAGTCAATAACCACTGTTGTGGCAAGTCAGAACCATTGTTAATGATAGGAATACCACCTAGAACCGAGCTAGTCCAGCCGTTACGAATAGCATTGTAATTAACGTCAACACTGGCAGTTTGTCGGGTAATGTTGGTATGAGTCCCCCCATTGATTACCGTGTAGATTTTGTTTTGCCCTACATAAATCCAAGTTCTTACGCCTGCAACGTCAACGGGTAATACATGAAATGGCGTTACAGCTGGGCTAGGGTAGAGGTCTTTATAACCTGCGACCTGAGCAGCCATGCCATCCACAAAACGGATATTATTTGCATTAGTCCATATATTAATTGGGATTTCATGCGTAGACAAGTCACGGTTAACACCGTAGCGGCCTACTTGCGTGACTTTGGTTAGGCTCATGCTAGAGGATGTTTAATTTTTAAGTGCAACCCACCCCGATTAGGCTTGGCGCGTCTTTTAGATAGATTGCGAACCGAATCAACCAAACCAGCAACCATTGATGTTAATAACGTCATTTGGTCACCATCACGTATCCACTTTGCAGCCTCTAAACATGCAGCGTACATGTACAAATCAGCTGCATTAACTGATAGCCAGTTTGTAGGAGCGCTGGCGGTTAATGGTGCGATATTTGCCGTGTAGTACAGTTTGTAGACTTGGTTTGTCGCTGTGGGGAAAAGTCTTAACTTGTTATTTTCTTGTGAGTAAGTCAGTGGGTTTGTTGTGGGGTATGTGTCAGTCCGATTGTTATATTCGACATTAACTTCATTACCACCAACTGTTACAGTCAACCGACCCATGAAGCCAAAATCAGCGGGTAAGTCAATAAACCCATCTACCGCCGTACCCGTTACCGATAATTCCATTTCGCGCAAATCAAGCTCACGAAATAGCGCAGATTCTGCATTAGCTATGAATGTAGGCCATAGCGTCGTAAGGTCTGTTCGGTGCATGAATGAATCAGCACGAGTAATGAGTTCTGTATATGTCATGTTAAGAAGCTCGCAGACTTTTTCTCAAAGTAAGGCTTATAAGTGATAAAAGCGGGGTTAGATTTCAACCAATTCATAACGTAAAGCTGTCGTTCTGTAGCGTTATGAATATTTTGGTTAATATGGTTAAGAACAGATTGCGGAATTTTCCCAACTACACGTCCTTCGCCCCATCTTTTACCTTCTAAGTCAGAGCGAAGTTGGGCAGCTTCTTGAAGCAAAGGCGCAACATCAAACGTAGTCTTTTCAACTGCTACGCCGTCTTCAATAATGACTTTTTTATGAGTGCCAACTTTGTTTACGCCAAAATCAATTACTTGGTTTTCCATAATTCACCTGTAAATTTAGAGGGGCATTTCACCCCATCGGCTCAAAGAGCTAACTGTCATTAAGGCGTTAAATCAGCGATTTTTGCTTGAGCTTTAGAAGAGCGAACAGTTAATGCACAATCGTACAAAACATGCTCCTTCTCGGAATCGCCAGTTTTAGCCAGTTTTTCCATTTTCACGCCGCGCAAGTCAGCCAACTCAATCCACTCAGTGTTAAGCAAATAAACACTGGTAGCACCAACCATCATGTAATGTGGCATGATTGTGATAGCGCCAAAGTCGGAAACATACACGTCAGCGCCGCCAACAATAGTGCCTTGCTGCTTGCCTTTAACTTCAAAACGATTTTGTGCAATACCACCAAAGGCAGAAAACAAAATCTTATGTGAAGGAGACATAACCGCAGTCTCAATGAACTTGCCAGAGTTGACATATACCGCTTGGCATGCTGTTTTAAACAATGCCTCGGTAAACGTCCGCGCAGTTCCCGCTGTTGGTGCTGCAGTAGGCGCTCCAGTTGACCATGCAGCAGTTGAACCGCCAGCACCATGTCCAGCATTTTGATACAACTGAACACCCAAACCGCCAGATTTACCAGCAACAGAAGTGGTAGCCGCTACAGCCGCATTAGCTGACAAAATCATTGCCTCTACGTCACGCTTTAACGCTGTAGAGTTCATTGAACGAATGTAGCCAATCTCACTATCGCGACCTGCCTTAGCAACAACTTCAGCGCGACCAGATACGCCGTAAACCTTTTTAAAGGTCTGGCAGTGATTGCCGACACGCTCTGTAGGGGTTTGTGCCGCCATACTGGAATCATCACCGTCAATTGCGGCATTGTTTGCATCAGGAGTTGCAAATGCGTCGCGCTGCCACTCGTGAAAATCAGAGCGAGCAGTGGTTTTGCCGAATGAAGATGAAAGCGGGGTTTCGTCTTTATCGGTGTTGAAAATTTTATTCATCAGGTCTTCTCGGTTTCCCTTGAGAGACGCTTTTTGATATAGGTTTGCTGGTACAGCCATGATATATATTCCTTATAAATTACGCATAAATGCAGCTAAGTCTTGACGCTTTGCGCGACCTGTCTCAAATTTTGAGTTAATGGCTTGGGCTTGGCGTTCGCCTATCGCTGCGGTTTGTTTACTTTGTACCCGTGGCGCTGCCTTGGCCTGTTGCGTTACCGCTGGGGCTTTGGACTTCAACTCACGGTATTTTGTAGCGTCTGCCATCATGCGAACTAACCGATAGTCAGTCACATTAGCGAAGTCCTTAGGCTCATAACCATAGTTCTTCATAACGCTTTCATATGTCTTTTGCAGCTTTGGTTTGTCAAAGCCGTCTTTTTGCAGTTCAACCCACGAACGTTCCTTAACCATTTTTAGTTGAGATTCGTTCCATTGTTGGCTCTGCTGTGCCGCGTTCATCCTCTCAGCTTGAGTTTGCTGCTCTAGCGTTCCGAGTATTTGCTTAATCTGATTTTGACGCTGATTTTCTTGAACCCATTGCGCGGGGTCTTGGGCGGCGAGTTGCCCCATTTCAGCTTCACTACGGAAACCAGCTAATTGCGCGATTGCTTGAGTTGCAAATTCAGCATGTTGCAAATAGTCGTTGCGTAGTTCTGAGTGCTTCTGGTGAAACACTTGTACCGCTTGGTTTTCACGCTCCACTAACCCTTGCGTTTTGCGCGTGTAGTCGGCTTGACGTTGATAACCTTTGATTAGCTCGTCTTTAGTTACCTTGATTTTGGTATCTGAGCCATCCTCACTTTTTACAGTGACTTCTACTTCCTCGGTTGTCGGCTTGGCTTCTTCTTCGGATTCGTCTTGAGATTCTTCCTCTGCTTCAGCTTCCTCGGTCTGAGGTTCTGCTTCTGAATCGTTATCCTTTAAGGGCAATTCATCGGCTGCCAATTCTTCATTTTCTGATTCCTTGATAGGAGTATCAGCTAAAAAATCGGCGAGACTATCTATACCGTCTGATTCGGGTGCTTGCGCTTGTCCGTCCATTTATTAATCCTTGGTCAGAATCCCCCTCTATGTCACTAAGAGGGACTAGGCGCGTCTCTCGACGTTTGCCGTTATGGTAAGTGACTACCGTTTAAATCTTACGCAAATACTGTCCTACGCGACCTCTAGGTTTTTCCCGTGCAGCTTCTAAATCTATTTTGTGCTGTGCAAAGTCACCAGCGCGAACCATGCCCGCCAAGTTTTCTTCAAACAACTTAGCAACTTTTTTCATTTGGAGAATTAGGGTTTGCCCTTCTTTGTCACGAATGGGGCAACCTTCCCATTGTTTGACAATCTCAGCGTGCATACGGCTCATAGCTTGCTTATATG